AAGGTATTTGAATGAGACATAATCATAAATTTAAGCTTCAAAAGTTCAGAGTTTGGCTTAAAGAAAGAAAGCAAGTAACAGATTGCAAAGAGATTAATTCAATTCGCAGTTATCTATATGCAGCAAAGCAAGAAAGTTTTGATATTGAATTAAGGTACAACGCCTCTAGAAGTTACGCAAATTTAAGGATGAAGTTTTATGACAATTAAAAGCGACTGCATAGACAAAGCAAACGAGTTAGGCATAGATATAATCGGTGATGTAGATTTCCGCGGGAAGTGTAAAGCGGAGGATTCAGAGTTGGCGCAATTCTTCACGGATGTTCGATATAACTACCCGGAGTATTACGATTTAGTGTTTCACGTTGAAAATGAATGGACACCAAAAAGCGGCAGTTCATACGCATATCACGCCAAGTCTAAAGCAAAAGGGCGCTTGGATAGCATTGCAGATATTGTTTGTTTGCCTATCTCACCAGGTGCACCCGCTTTCATTTGCGAGCTAAAACGTGTTGATTTCAGCCAGTCGGTTAAGTCGTCAAAGGATAAGGCGCACTATGAAAAACAATTAATGCGGCTCTCGTCACAGAAACGACACGGCGCGATAGCCTTCGTAGCTCTTGGTTGCAATAATGCATACAAGGAATTCGAGAGGTATGTAAATGAATACGCAAGAGCGAGTAAGTGAACTAAAAATGGAAATCCATCGCCAGCTCATCGAGTTGGCAGGGATTGCAGATGCAGACGACAAAGTGTTGTTTGTTGATATTCAATGCGATTACATGGTCGCGACTGGAAATATCGGCGCGAACATGATTTTAGAATGCGAAATTAAGATTGAGGATAAGTAATTATGGAATTAAAACCGATTGAATACGAAGACGGAATGGTAATCGAAACCGGCAAGTATTACTTAAACATGCCGAACGAGACTTACCACGCTCACAAGTCAATCTCAAAGTCTGGTTTGGATAAGTTCGATATTGACCCGTATAAGTTTTATAACTCCAAGCTAATGAAGCAAACTCAAGCCATGAAGATGGGTAGTGCAATTCATTGCTCTGTACTTGAGCCTGAGTTATTTGAGGAAGAGTACGCAGTAGAACCGGACTGGTCAGATTGCTTATCAAGTGATGCGGCAATGAAGCAGTTTTTAAAAAGAGCTGGTCGCGCTGGTTATTCATCACTAAAAACATACGACCTTGCAATTATGTGTTTTGAGTGCGAACCAGACATTAAGATTCAGTTTGTTGAAAAGTCTCTATGGCTTGCTGAATTTCCTAACGCAGAGATAATCACCATCGCAGAGATGGAGAAAATCAAAGGCATGCAAAAAGCAGTGTGGGGGCATGATGAAGCGCGTCGATTGCTAAAGGCTCAAGGTTACTGTGAGATTTCAGGTTTTGCGCGTGACAATGAAACAGGAACAATCTGCCGCCATCGTTTCGATAAGTTGGCAAATATTGACGGTGAATGGTGGGGTGTCGACCTTAAAAAAACTCAAGATGTGAGAGAGTTCAAGTTTTCCAGAACGATTTCGGATTATCGTTACCACGTACAAGATGCTTTCTATTCTGACCAGTTCGAATGGATTACTGGTGAGAGGTTAGCAGGGTTTAAGTTTATCGCGGTCGAGGAAGAATACCCGCACAAAGTCGCTGTATACGAGCTGTGTGACGTATCAAAGCAAATAGGCGGTGAAGCGTACCGACACAACCTAAACATGTACGCAGAGTACGAACGCGGCGCAATTAAAGCGCATAACAACAGCGGCTCAGAAGTAATTTCGCTTCCTGAGTATGTATTAAGACAATTTGAACAGGAGATATTTTAATGGCTGACATCAGCATGGCAATGCAAGCAAAAAGTGATCAACTTAACGCCGTAGACATTATGGGTTGTGAACCTGTAATTACAATCCGTGAAGTTAAGGTAAACCTAAACGCACAAGCTCAAAAGGTCTGGGTTTATTATCATGGAGACAATAACCGACCATGGAAACCAAGTGTAGGTATGACGCGATTCCTTGCGGCTAACTGGGGTACTGAGTCAGATAACTGGATTGGTAAGTCGGTTAAGATTTTCATGGAACCTACAGTAATCTATGCGGGTAAAGAGGTTGGTGGCGTCCACATTCGCGCAATGTCTGACATTAATGAGCGTGGATTCCGTGGAACGTTGGTTATCAATAAGCAAAAACGCGTACCTTTCCATATCGAATATCTAGATATGAGCCGTCCTCAATACCCTGAAGGTGAATTCAACTCTAGATTCGATAAGATGGAAGAGGCTATGCAAAACAAGGTAATGTCACTTCAACAGGTTATTGCTCAGTGTCAAAAAACGGGCGACCTAACAGAATCACAACTACAACGCTTAACAGAAGCTGCGCCAATTGAAATTGATGAGGAAGATTAAATGAAAGATGCACTAATAAAGATAATTGCCGGACTAGTGATTTTAGGCGCTGGACTTTGGCTGGTTGCTGGCTTTGATGGACCTCTACAGGCTCTAGGTGTTTTCCTTGTGGTTTGGTCTCACAACATAGATAAGCACTAAAACAAAGCCCCGCACTTGACGGGGCTTTTTCTTTACTGCATCAAATCATCTTTCTGAAATACCTCCTCAGCGTAGTTAACAGCGGTGATGGAGATTTCCGCACCATTTAGCGAAACACTTCGAACAGCGTAACTATCTGCATTCAAATCAGCATCACGCGCAACTCTAAAGTAACTGAAGTTCTCCTTTAGGTTGGTGTTGATGTAAAAACTTGGCGCAACATCTAGCACTAATTCATTGAGCGTCGCACCCTGAGTGACGTTAAATGATTGCGTACCACCAAGCGGTGTTGATAGTACTGCAACGTAATCATTATGGTCCATCACGTTAACCTCTTGGCTAGTGCGGATTCTTACACCACCGTCCCACGCTGACACGTAGCCATCCATAGACGTTCCAGAAATGTTATTTACAATGCCAATTCGTCGAGATGGAACTAGGTGTGTAGCCTCAATACCAACTCCGCATTCATAGCTGTAGCGCTGATACTTGATGCGATACCACTCACGCCACGCATGCATTTCTGCTTTTTTCTCGTTGCGAATACCGACCAGTTCAATCACTTTCGGGTTAGTGCCTTGTGACGGAATAAAGATAGATTGTTGCGCGTCCATCTTTTGCGGGTTTCGCCACTTAATTTCTACACAGTCGTAGTTTTTATCCTGCAAGTCGGTAAAGCTAACCTTCATTGACTGCTTGCCGATTGTCTTATTGGCATGTGAGAAAATCATCGCGTCTATTTGCTGCAAGATGTCAGGGAAGAAACGAATATCACTACCAACTTGGTAAGCCTCACAAAACACAGACTTAGCAATCTGGTTAATGAACTCCTCAAACGTCAAATCCTGCGAGTCAAACGTAAAGTCGAAGTATGCGACCTCTTCACTTCCAAAGTACGCTACAAGCTCATCGCGGATGTCTCGTAGGTGCGAACGAAGCTTGTCTGCCTGAACTTGACTTCGGCGGCCAAATCTTTCATTGATTGCCGCAAAGTAAACTGCATCGTCAAAGTAACGGCTTTTAAATCGACCTGAACCATCGTTATATTGACGCTCAGCTAACATGTTGATTCTTTGCGCCGTACCAACACTAAACGCCGATTGCTTACGTCTTGTCTGGACGGTTGTCTTATTGCCATACTCCGCGCCGCTTGGTTCGTTACGGATGAAATACAGCTCCGTCAGCTCGACAATATCAAACACAGCGCCATTAAAATCAAAGTCTCGTGGCGTGTCACGGTTAAACTCAACTTGGTAATTATCATATGGATGATTAACATAGAACGTATCGCCTGTCTGTTTGCGTCGGTTGCTTTGGTTTGATGACACTGACCATGGTGAAGAGATACTAATCCCAGTAGGTACGCCTGCATCATCAAGCTCACGAACTGTAATTGAACCGGTTATGGTCAGGTCAGATGTTGCGTTCCCGCCTGCATCTTTGTAAATACCATCGCTAAGCAGATTGTATTGAATGGTACTAATACCGCGCTGACCTGCAAACGGCCCTAATGTACCGGCGTAAAGCTTTACAATTTTTCCATCTTCAGTAACCTCAGTTGCGTCAACAGAGTCATAAACCTCAACTCCCGGCTCTTTCATGTAGTAACTTTCGTTTATCGCATCAGTAAAGTAAGTATCATATAACGTCGTGTACTCATAGATAACACCGCTAATTGAGCGGCCTTGCATTCTCTGCCATGCGTCATAAATAGCACCGCTTGAATATGGAATTGTTACCTCGACAAAATCAATACCAACATCAGTAACCACGTACTCAATAGTTAATCCGCCATCTGTTGATATGTTTGTTTTTTCATTCTGATTGATAACAACTGGTCTCCACACTGTAGGGTCGCCTGAACCTGGAGGGTTCTCTTCGATGTACACAGTTTTAGACCCTATGACACCAGTTCCAAACACATCAACCATCACAAGGTCATCGCCAATCGTGTAAACATCAGTAAGCGAGTATCCATCCGGTAGGTTAGTCGCAGTAACAAGACCAACCGTGCCATTTGCAGAAAGTGCGTACGCGGTATCAACACTCAAGTCATTCGGCGGGTCAATCTCATCGCGAACTGATTCATCGGATTGGAAAGCCGTTCTGATTGGTTCGTTAATCGACCCGCCAACCGTGAAGTAAGGTGTCGCGCCGTTCATTGGCGTTTGGTATGGTCGGTATGCATTTAGAGTCCAACCTGCCATTGCATCGCCTGGAGTATTACCGTCGCGAACATCGCTAATTTCGTACTCACCCTCACCAATGCAGTAATAGCCGTATTCAACTTGTTCATTGTTTTCAATAACAATGTACTCGTTAGCCATCTTTGCAGGGTATGAACGCAACTGACCGCAAATGTACTCGACACGCTGACCAAGCCTTGCGTCATTGGTTGGTTTTTGGATTCGGTTGTTTGCAGATTCAGAGGTTCGGTTAATGTTGTCCGGTGTCTTGATGTTTTTAGCAGCAACGAATGAGTAGATGGAAGCAGCAACAGAAACTGCAATTGCTGCCCACTGAATCCACACAGCGACAACACCCTGAACGCCCTCACGAACGTAAACTGCGCAATCTTGCTGTCTATGCATTTGTTCAGAGTTAGCGATGATTTGGTGTTCTTCTGGGTCGCAGAATCCAGCTTTAACGGACTCGATGCCAGCCTCGCCAATGATAACGAGGTTGTTCCACATATGAGATGGATAGAGATGCAAAGCGTCAATAGGTCGAGTGATATCAACCCGTAGCTTTGGTTTGGATAGTGAATCTTCAATGATATAAGCAGCCATAATAAGCCTCGAATGGTTATTTGACTGCTATTTTAACACCCAATGCGATATGTGATGCCACTCGCTTTTTACTGTCTCCCATCGTGATAATGAAACTTGTCCAAATGAATCTCGACCAAAGTTGTGCAATACATCATTACCAAGCTTTAGTGCTACGTGAGTAAGCCCGTGAGCGTCTTTAAGTATTAAAACGGTTAACTCCCTTGTAGGTTCCTTTAACCGTTTAAAATCACCCCTAGAGAGCTTTTTTAGTTGCCCCTCATTTTTACCAACACCAAAGATTGAGTTGGCATCATAACCAGTCAAGTCAGTAAAAGCCGCGCACGCTAGGTGGCGGCAATTAAAGGACTCAAAGTTATAACGCTTGCCGATGTACTTGTGACAAACCTGAGTCCATTCCATTAGATGAACGCCTCTAGCATTGGTACATCAGTCAAATTGTAAGACTCACCCGTTTGATTGTACTTGCTGCGAGGTGGCACAGCTTCAAACCCTGCAAACTGGCTAGAAGCATCATGAACCAACTCCATGCCAAATATACGTAATTGGTTATCTTCTAAAATGTAACTCGTATCAGTTGAGTTAAATTTCATGCTTCGATAATCAATCCACTCTTGCTGCTCGAAGTCAGTTTCATTAAATAGCTCAAGTGTTTCTTTGTTGTACCCCCCAAATTGACAATCAAAACCAGTATCCAGAGATGTTCCAATGTTCTTCTGAGTTTCTGAAAATGGTGCAAACGGGTAAAAACCACTCGCGCTTGATTCTGTCACAGTTGTGCCATTGGCGTCATCTAAAGCTATTCGCAAGGGCTCAGACCAAGATGGGTGCGATAGCTCCACGCACCGCACCATTGGTTCAAGTTTCGGCTGCCTTGCCAGCCATTCTTCGTATGTCATTTTCCACCACGCAAAAATAATCACTTCGTTAATTATAACACCACAAACGGAGGTGAAACGCTTTGCGATCGCGATTAGTTGAAGTTGTAAGGTTTTTGTTTACGTTCAGATACCAGCGATGCAATGACGATGGAATATATGCTACAGCCACTCAGTGGTTGATAGTTGCGTATGGTTTAGTGGTGTTGTTGGTTTGGGGGTTAAGATTTCTATGTAGAACGCAGATGAAAAAGAACCCCCGCATAGTTCGGGGGTTGATTTTTTTAAATTGAATTTATTTTCCTGCGAATAGCTTCTAGCATTATATTCTGCCATTCATCGTATCTTACTTGCCATAGATCACCCAGCTCAACACCGTTGACTAACCTAGTTATTGGATTTCCATCCGAGTCAGTAAAAATGTCTCTGCAAAATGCTGCGCACATGTTTAAATCTGTAATTCCAGATAACCCTTGCAAGAATTCTTCAGTTATAACTATTCCGTAGTGAGTCCGTTCTCTGCCGATTAGTTTGTATTCCATAATTTCAACGTCGATAGCAAAGTCCAGAATCTCTTGCGGTATAGATTTAACGTCTTTTTTTATTCTGTAGTCAGATCCGACAATGGGCGCGTTTACAATTCGCATATCTCTAACTCTTCGTGACGCGCTTGTGCCTATATCAACAGACGCATCAACGGATGGATTAAAGTCACCATCTTGGTCTATCTCCCACCTTTCAGAGAATCCAGTTGCATTTCTAGTAACAAACCCTAAAGCGCTATTACCGTTTTGATTGCCGTTACGCTTGAAGCGCAACTCCGCCCTACCTTGGTCATCAGAAGAATAATGCTTATGGGTGAGTGATGTGTACCACTCATTATTAACACCTCCAACTCCCGTCAGCGGTGCTACAACTAAATCATGCGTGTAGCCTCTTGCGTTGTATCTATCCGGCTGTACAGGGTCTGACTCTATACTGAAAGACTTGCCTCCGTATGTGAATCTGTGCTGATTTATCTCGTAAGGCATACCTGGATAAGATGCGTTAGCTAAGTTTGCGCGATATCCTTTATGCCTAGAAAACATTATGCTCATTCGATCATAATAATCCCAAGAATTCGAAACGGATGATGAACCTGTCGTGTGTTCGTAGTTATTCTCTCTTCTAACACCCCAACACTCAGGAGATTGATATATATCCTCAAAATAAGATGCTTCACAATAGTTTGACAATAAATCAAGCTCTTCGCCTTTATTTACATAAATTCCGTAAGCAGCACCTTCTGAAAGGTTATTATTTATTGACGAACCAACCATCTCGTCAAGATAATAAGATCCTTGCTCCCCAAGCATAACCTCAGACACGTTTTCAAGTATTCTGGTTGATGTGGATTTTGATGAGCCCGAACACCAGAACAGGCTACCACGGCATGAGTTAGCTCTATTTGCAATCACCCTGCTGTAACCGGCGTGGTACATACCAATCACATGGCCGTAAGATCTTGTAAACTCGCACTCTTCAACTTCTATCTTTGTTCCGTTTATAGTTTTAATTAGAAATGCGTTATCGTCAAAAGAGTAATCTGATTTAATTATCCCTGTCTTCCCTGTACCTTTTCCTGATACTGGTGGTATTGTCGTGATATCGCTAGAGCCATCCCAGTTCCCTTGGATTGTAATCTTGTAAACTCCAATAAGCCCACTTTTGCTCCCCCACTGACCAGATGTTGCAATGGTTGTTGCGTTGTTTCTAAATAGCGCTTGCTTGGTATTATTTCCAGATTGAACAATGCGCGACATGAATTTGTGAATTCCATAAATTCTTCGCTTGCTTATGTCTATTCCGTAAATACCTTGACTTGTTGGGTCTATGTAAAATGAACCTTGACCTATGTAAACGTCTCCTTTACCAATTGCTGACATAAAGGAGTCTGTATTGTCATTTGACTGTATTGTTTTCGCTTCATCTTCATACCAAAGTCCAGTACTGTCATCTCTGTAAAATGAATTTCCGTACTCACCGTAATCACTAAGATAAACTTTTGATATAGCGTCAAAATCCTCTATCGTTCCCGTTGATTTGCTATTTTTAACCCAAACAGTACCACCAGTTGAGCATTTATCGCCATTCATGATTGGCAGAGGTAGCCCGCTAATCATATTCTCAACGGCAGAATTTCCACCTGAAGATTTGTAAACTACGTCGGTGTATGTTGATATGTTTTCCTCTAGCACAGTTTCAGATATTGATGTCGCTATAGATTCGTTAACGTAACCGCCAATAAATAAATTACCGTCAGCATCTGGCAGCGTAGCGGTTGTGGTGTATGGAGGGTTAGTTGCAAAGTAAGACTCACCGTTGTAGGTGATGTATTCAAACTTTGATTCTAATGTAATTCCAGAAGCGTACGGACCTTTATTTAACAAGCGATAAGAATCAATCGCCGCGTCAGCTTCCGCCTCTTTATCGGTGATTGATTGCTCATACTCACCCTCTAAAGCAGGCAGAGTTTTACGCACCTGACCAGTATAAGGAAGTGTAGATGTATCGATATCAGCGCCCGTCGGTGAGCCGTCAACTTTACCTGTGACAACTTCTCCTAAATGGTTGAGTTGTTCTTTCGTGTTGCAAAAATTTATATCAGACATAAAAAAGCCCATCGTTTGTAGTGATGGGCTCATTTTATCATGGATAGTAATTGATGGGGTTCATGTCAATTTCGGCTAATTGCTTGAATCCTTGCAAGTAAGGTTTAAACTCATTAGCAGTGACACCGCAAGCAATAAACGCCTCGAATACCTCTTTTTTGCATGCGCCATCATCACCGATAATCTCCGGCCTAACTTGAACAGCTAGTGTTAAAACTGCCGTCTTACCTTGGTATGAGGTTTTTTTAAACTCTGGATTGGTGATTAAACAAAGGAACTTACCAAACTGACCACCTAACTCACATTCAATAAAGCACGGCATCACACCGCTTTGAATGCCGCCAGTCGTGCCGTTGTAATCCATATCGTAAAAAGTCTGCCACGCGAATTGCTCGTATTCGTTTTTCAATAGAATCTGAATCTGCGCGGTTTTCCATCCATTAAGGAATGAGGCGCGACTCCTACCGGGCGCGCCATTGAACTCAGTGAAAGTAAAATCATTGCTATTCGTGGTCGAGTAACCGGACGCTCGAACCTTAAACGGCAATGTTGGATAATCGTTATCTGTGTAATTTGTAATCATTAGCTGTAGTCCCATTGAGTTTTAGAGTTAACGCTCATCTGTCTTCTGTACGGGCTTGTTGCGTCATTTACCTCTCTGGCCATAATATTAGGTGTCATCTCAATAATCATTTGACGCACACCCTTCTCATCAATACCGCCATCAGTAACAGACGCTGTTGATTCCTGACCATAGTTATTAATGCTAACCGCAACACCGCCACCCTGACCAGATTGCGTCCCTGAACCGCTAGAGACACGCGTCATCATTCCGGCTTGTGAATCTATCAGGTAAGACTTGCCACCGCTCTGATACATCTCCGGGTCGCCTGTGTGAGCACCGCCGCCGACTTGGTAAGGTGTGTCACCCATCATGTAGCCGCCGGTTTGTCGTGATGGCTCAGAAATACTATTGAACTGACTTAGCAGGTTCGCACCCGCCGTAGCAACAAGCGCATAACTAGACATCTTTTGCACCACTGTAGGGTCACCCGGTAGCGCGAGAGCTTGAGATGTAGCAAGTATAACGTTATTTGACGCTTGGAAGATTGCAGCACCTTGCACCAATGCGTTCAACTTAGCACTTCGACCTTCAGCAGCATCAGCAAGTGAGTTCAAAGCATCTTGACCAGCAGAAAAGGCCGCTAGTCGTTCGTCTTGAGCTTTCTTGTCTTTATCTAGACTATCTTTTCTGCGTTTATCTTCTAGCTCGGTTGATTCATCATCCCACTTAGCTCCGATATTATAAAGTGCCTCTTCGTATTGGTCTTTCTTGTCTTTGTTAAGTTCGTACCACTCTTCAAGTTGCGTTAATTGCGTATCGCGCCAAAGGTCAAGGTTTTGCTGTTCTGTATTATTAAACTCTTCAGTTTGAGTAATCCACTTGTTTAGGTAATCTGAGCGGCGTTTTAGTTTTTTCTCGTTTGCTTTGTCTTCGTCTGGATTTGTAGCTCCCAACCCAGTAACAGAAGTTCCACCAGTATTCGTACCACCTCCACCGGTAATCGTAACAGCGGTTAGCGAGTTTGTATTTGATAGGTCAGCATTTAGAGCCTGTAACTCAGCTCTATAACCCGCAATGGCACTCTCAGCAATTGCAATTTGCGTCTCTACCGGTGCGTTATTTAATGCTCCGTATGAGTTTCCACTAGTTCCGTCCTTCTTGAGTTTTTCAATCAACTCAACTTGCTTTTCTATCTTGTCGTTAATTGATTCAATCTGACTTTCAAGAGTTAAGTTAAACGCACCTGCAAGGTAAGTAACCAAATCGCCAGCAAGCTCAACAAGCTCAGTTAGCGCTGGTGCCATTTTGGCCGTTAGCAGCTGGCTGAACGAATCAACCTTTCCAGCGGTTGCCTCGAATGCCTTATTGAAATCGTTTGCAGCTTCAACTTGGTCTGGGCTAATTATCAGCCCCATATCTCGCGCTTCTTGAGATAGGTCTTTTAGTGCCTTTCCGTTATCTTCAAGCAATGGCTTAAGTAACACGGCATCATTTGCCATCGATTCTAAAGCAAACGTAGCCTCTTGCCCGTTTGCGCCTAAATCCTCAAGGCCTTTATTTACCGCAATTAAAACCTCGGTGCTAGACATTTCCTTTAACTGGTCAATTGTCACGCCCATTGGCTCAAGAACATTCTCAAAAACATCAGTAAATTCACCGCCACCAGTGGATACGAAGTCGCCAACCTTGTCGTTAACATCCTTGAGGATATCCCCTAACTTCTCCTGAGATATACCAACACTATTTGCAGCATACGCATAAGCCTGAAATGCTTGCGTGTTAATGCCTGCCATTCGTGCTGACTTCTCCATCTCCTTTATGGCTAGTGTGTTTTGTCTCGTAAAAGCAACCAGAGCAGCAGAACCAGTGGCAACAGCAGTTGCAAGACCTGCAACGCCGATAGCAGCCCCCTTTGCCATTGGAATCATATTGGATAGTGACTTGTTAGCTGAAGTATTGCTTTTCGCCATTGAATCGGCGCTACTTCCCGTTTCTTTCATTGATTTATTGATTGAGTCAAGGTCTTTTTGAGCACCTGCCTTGTCAACCTTTACCTTTATTACTTTCTCAGCCATTTTCTTTAACCCACAAAAAAGCCCCATGATAGGGGCTATTTTATCAGCTAGGCGTCTATTAGTTTTGATGCGTCATTTGCTATGGATTCAAGGGCAAAGACCTTCTGCTGTGTGGTTATGCTTTGGTTGTTTACTATCGACTTTACAAGCTCATACCAATTATCTTGGAATGCTTCAATTGGCCTTCCTGCGTAGCTTTCTATCTCTGATATAAATTCAATATCATACTTTGATGCGAAAAAGGGCTTGTCAGGGAATGGCATGCCAATTTCTTTTGTTAGCCTGACGTGATTTATGTACGTCTGAACATCTATAGATATGTCTATTATGTTTTCGAAACTTATTCCTCTATGCATTATTTTACCTTCCATATGCACTGTTCGACTGCGTACTTAAATCCATCTTTGTAAACTGGAGTTAGTGTTAGCATCTTACCAATGTAAGCGCCCTTACTAATTCCAGTCTTGCAAACCTTCTGACCTTCAACGAATCCAGAAAAAAACATAGCCAATGAAATTACGATTGCAGATATGATTAAGTATTTCATTTTTTATTATTCCTCAGTTGCATTTTAAGTTTAATGTCAAGATTATCAGCCACTCTGAGCACCTTGTTCAGTGATTTTTTATCTACTGGCGGGTTGTATATATCGATGTAATTGGCAATTGCCTCTATGCCAATCTGAGAAACCGCGCCCATATCGCTGTATTTTCTATCCGCTGCAAGTTCGCTCATTGCGTTTAGTGCTTCTCTTGCTAGTCGGTTAGTGTAAATACACTTTTCAAGTTGTTCGAGCTTCATCTCATCTTCAATGAGGTCAATAAGGCGAACCCCACCAATCTCATCGAAGGCTGTTTCATTCAATCCGCCCATATGCGAATGACGAAGCTCAATTACTTTTTTACTTGTTCGATTGCCTCGTTAGTTTCTTTAGCCCAGAATAACTCTTCACGGCTTGATATCTGGATTAGGTCATTAACTTGATGCTTGTTTTCATCGGTAAGAAATAGTTTCTTCAACTCACCAATGCTAAACGGAACTACCTCGCCATCAGTATCATGAACATTCCAACCAGTCACGCATGTTTCAAGATATGCTTCGAGCATTGCTGACTCTGCTTGCTCACGAAATAAAGCCACTGTCTGCGCGCGCTCTTTAGGCGTCTGAGTTTTTGTTTTTTCAAGAACTTCACCCTCATCCATGTAACCAGTTTTAACAGTGGTATTGATTAGCAGTTGCTTCTTAAAGTTGCTGCGTAGTGTCGAGATGATATCGATAGTCATGTTATCACCAAGACCAACAGTGTAAGATTGCATGCCGACTGAGCGGTTAATTTTAATCATTATTTGCTTTCTCTTAAATCTCTTACATCAATCTCAAAATCTACAGCTCCATCTGGCTTTGTGATTTGAACTGTTGAACCAAGCTTCAAGCAATGCTCAATAGTTGCAATAAGGCAGTCCATTGTTACTTCTTGCTTGTTAGCGCCCCACATTGTTCCATTTTTTATTGTTGTTCCTGCGTAAATCTTTCCAGTTAACGGGCTTGCTGCTACTTTTAGTTGCTTTGACATTTTAATTTCCTCTATGTTTTCGATATGCAAATCATAATAAATCTCGCACCAAAGTAAAGCGACCGCCGTCACACTTTTTCACATGCAATAAAAAAAGGGACTCGAAAGCCCCTTGATTGATTAGGTTTTGATTAGAAGTAAGTCAAAGAAACCGAGCCAACGAACTTCAAGCCTAGTGAGGTAATTAAAGCACCTCCATCTGGTGGGCTGTCCACTGTTGTTGCTTTACACATACCAGAAACAACCATTCGCTTATCTTCGGTCACGTCATATAACACGTATCCGAATGGGAAAAGAACCTGAGAATCTGCAAGCATATCCATCTCATAAGGATTGGACTTCAAACTGTACAAAGAAGCTGAGCCGGTAATAATCGGATCGCCATAAGCAAGAGCACACGCACCTTCTTGACCGATAGCCTTGCTCTCAGACCCCTGATTATCAATCGAGAATTCAAGCGACTGCGCGAAACACTTACGCTTAGCACCATTGAACCAGATTGATTCAACACCTTTCACTGAGCCCAGCACTTCACTTAACTCATAATCAACATCAGGCTGTTGCGTTGGCAGGTCTGTGCCTTCCTGTAGCGTCAAGCCTGTCATTGTGTAGGTTTCAGCTAGGATTGACTCAGATGCAAGACTTTGCGTGTAACTGAACACTTCCACGCCTTCAAAAGTTCGGTAATAAGTTTGCGGAGTATCACCTGCTTGGTTAGTGCCTTCAGCGCGACGTTGCAACATGAAGTTGATTTCATTATCGGCAGTGGTGTATTTCTCTGCGTTTAATGCTGTACCAGTTTCATCTTGAGTTAGACCAGCAACTAGCAATTCCGTAGCAGTACCGTCAGCAGATGCAAACACCGTTACCGTGTCACCACTATCCAGAACAAAACCTGCATAGTCACCCGCTTTGATTGCTGTGTAATCCGCACCCGACATGGTTGTCGTTGCATGCGTATAAACAAGCGAGCCAGTGATAGCAACAGGAACCGGCGTGTAAGCCTGTAACGCGCCCTGACGTAGTTTTTTGTAATGGTCTGACAATCGGATGTTAGCCGACAAATCACCGCTTACAGACGTACCAGTGATTACAGAATCCTTTGATGAACGCTCACGAATCATCGTGTCGTCATCGGTGTACGTGCGGTTTAATTGAAAGTTACCACTAGAGCGCGGCAATTCATTGTAAGCGACTTGTGTAATATCAGTAGGCTGCTCACCAATCCAAAAGGATACGTCGCGGCCATTTAAGTATCTAGACATTTTTTATCTCCGGAGTTGTCTTGTGGTGTGATTATACCAAATCGTAGTCACAAATATAATCAATGCTAAGTCTCGAGACGTGCGTACCGTCATCGAAGTAACCCGCGTTTTGATTTACGTCGGTCGCCCATGCTCTAACGCAGTTGTACGCAAGGTTTTTAAACAGTGGCAATGCAAGCCTCGTAAGCTCGTCGGCGAGTAGATACGCCTTATCATTAGGGATATGTATATCTAGCGTCATTAGCCCTTGCTCAAGTCTGTGCTTATCCTCTGACAGCTCAACATCTGTCGTGGTTGGTGCTCCATAAATGCGAATGTAGCAACCTGCGTACTGACCAGTTGAAGGAATGCTTGGTTGTGGCGCATTAACATAAACAACCGGTGTCGCCGTCCAGTTTGCGCCTACGTATTCGCTAATTTCTTTCAGTGCGTTAATGTAACTCATCGGCCTTTACTCCTTTCTAGTGCTGCTTTGATGCCGGGTCTTGTTATGCCGTTTGGCGCTTGCTTCGAGAATCCATTACTGGATAGCTTCTCATAACCTACACCCTTAATCTTCGTGCCTTTCTTTGGTGGCGAAGGGTAAAGCCCATCGTCGATAACGGCAGCATAAGATAAATTGTTGGATATGAGAATGTAATCAATATCCGCACCTGACTTGATAGCGCGATTTATCACGGCTTGACCTAATTTGTAAGGGTCACTCACAATGCTTTCTCTAATCTTGTCGGTATCTTTATCCACCGTCACAATCCAGTTATTACGAAATCGACCAGTATCAACAGGGCTTAGATTCACGAACTCAGATAAGCAGTTCATGGCTAATTCTTCGACATCATAATCAACTTCATCCTGAAGCCACTCTGCCGCGTCATCAAATTGATTGCTCATAACGGCCTCACATGAATCATAGTAACGATGTACTTCGGCGGCCTATCTACGCCAATCACTGACCAGTGTTGCCCCAAATCATCCACAGCGGTTGTATTCTGGCTAAACGTGAAACCTTCGTACTCATCATTTCTAACCAGTAAAGAAGCATCACCCGTTTGCACAGCACCTTGAACTTCGCGGCTTGAGAAGTACCTAACCAGTGCGCGACCTTGCTTTGTTTCCTGTGTTGGATTGGGATTCGATGGCGACCAATCACCCGCCGGATTGCTAAAGGTGAAGTTTTCGCCCGGGTCTTGACCAATGTCAAACTCGTTAAATAGCTCGGTCAACTCCTCAAATTCTTGTCTTGT